TTTACTTCTAAAATATCAGTTGTTCTTGGAATAAATGAATTACGGTATCTCATTTCTCCTTCAAATGATTGATTGACACCAAACTTTGAACTCTCAATGTTTCTAATACCACCATAGTTCCCATAAAACGAACTTGTTTCAGCAAAGTAAATATTCGTTGTATAACTTGAATAAGTTACCCCTGATAGACCACCAGCACCATCGGGAGTACCCGATAGTTTCCGTTTAAATGTTCCCTTTATTCTATTAAGTCTATTATACATAAATAGGTCGGTAATGTCTGATTCTATCCTTAATTGCTTTTAATGCAAGTCTTTTATCCTCTACCTTGTTATCGAAATCTACTGCAATAATATCAAGAATTGCATTTTCAATATCCTTTGGTAAAGAAGTGAACCCACAAACATAAGTTACCTTAATGCCGCCACCATTATATGCACTCAACTTAGTTTTCTCACCACTTAGTTCATAATCAGTATCAAGCACAAGTGCTACTCCATCCAAAGTAGTTACGGAAGTAATTGATTGAATAGGAGAATAAGGTAACAAAACAGTACCATTGATTTGTGTGTAAGATAGCCGTACAGTTTTAGTTTTTAAGCCACATTCGGTGAATAATTCTACCTCACGAAATGCACTTGCTAATAAAGCCGTTAGCTTATCATCTTGGTCATCAAAATCAATGTTCAAGTGTTCCTTAACAGTTGCTAATGTTATAGGAATAGGCAATGAATCTGATATTACCACCAAATCCATTCCTTGTGTTTTAACCGATTCTAAATCGTAAGCCATTATTTCTTCTTATAAAGTGGTTTCTCTGATTTATCCTTCTCAGGCTTAACTGCATCTTTCTCTAAAACTTCTACTAATTTCTTAGCATTTAGAACATCTGCACGAGCATCCGTACACTCAAAAATATCACCTGCATTACGCAAGGCATTAGTTTCTAAGTCGTGGAAAATTGATAATACTTTTACCTTTGCCATTTTAATTAATTTAGATTTTAAAAAATAAGCCTACTGTTCTTATGGGAAGTAGGCTTACATAATTAACACAAAACAAACAAAAAAGATATATTATGCTACCACAAAAACACCTTTTCTCATTGCAGAACCGAAGTAGATTGGTAATGCGATTGATTCCTCAACACGAACAGTTACCAAGTTTTTAGTGAAGTTATCCCCATCTTCGTAAGCAAATTCAGTCATGATGTTATCTTCGAATAACAACTCAGCAGCCTTAGCCATGTCAGCAACGAAGAATGAGTTAGCATCAATCATATCAGTAGCAATTACAGGAACACCTGCGATAGTTAAATTACCACCTTGTACCAATGCTGGGAATGAATAACCTGCACCTGATTCTTTGTTGATTAACAACTCAGCATAATCAATTGGGTTAATCATAATAGCATTAGGAGCAAAACGAGCAGCTTTCAATTGGAATACTGCGTTAGTCAATTTATCCCAATGGTTAGAACCTGCTACTACTGAACCTGATGGTACATAAGCAGTTGCTGATTCCCATAAGCCTACGAAATCAGAAGTACCTGCTACATCTAACAAATCAGTATCTTCCTTCACTAACAAATCTTCTACCATTTGAGTAGATACGAAGTTTTGTAACCAAGTCAAACGCTTTAACATTTGCTTAGAAATCTTAGTGTAGTGAGCAATTGTCTTAGGAGTAACCTCAGAGATTGTGAAATCGTAATCAGTTTGAGCCTTAGAAGCACCCTCAGTTTGTACTGCTGCTCCACCTTCTCCACCTGTTTTCTTAGCGAACTTGAATACACCATTTTCCTCAATTACAGAAGTACGCATCAAATCACGCAAGTGAATTGTACGGAATGGGTCAGTCAAGATTACGTTTGATAAACCTGCAATTTTAGAAGCCCAATCAGCACCAATGTTAGCAGGCAAAGTCATTGTACCTACTGCCTTAGTATTCAAAGAGAAACCTCCATTAGACACACGTTCCAACGACTTAAATTTATCAGCATTAGCCTCAAAAGACTTAGCAAATAAATTCTCAGGCTTAGAAGTTGTATTGCGTTGGTTAGCATCTAAGATAGCATCAGATAAACCCTTCTCTACCAATCCTAATTTCTCCTCTAATGCTGCGTATTTCTCACCTGCATTTTTTACTTGGTTAGTCAAGTCATCAATGTTCAATCCTTCGATTTCACGACTAACACCTTTTTGAATCATTTCGTTAAGGTCGCCTTTTACTTCCTCAACTAACTTTTTAATATCCTCCATTATTTAAACGAGTTTTTTAATTGTTGTAAAAATTCTAATTGTTGTTTTTGGATTAATTCTTCTGGATTAATAATCTCAGGAGTGGTAGTATTCTCCGACTTCTCAGACTTCTTAATTAGCTTGAACATTTCCGACTTGATAAAGTTATACTCAATTTCTAACAATTCATAGGTTTCATCAGTTAAATTTCCACTTTTCAATTGTTTGTACAACTTGTGGAATCTATCTTCTAAATCATTAGCATCCAAAGACTTCATTCCTAAGAATGGAGTTTCAGGATTTGCTCCCCATAAAACCGAAGAAAATTCGAATAACTTCACTTCGTTTATTTGATAATAAGGCTTAGTTTGACCTTCGCCCTCTACAAATGTTTCCTTAATCGTTGAGAACCCAATTGAGTGTTGATTAATCAAACCTTCTTCATAAAGTTTCAATACATCTTCACCAATACGAGTATCAACAATTGGTGCTTCAAAGTATAGACCATAATTGTCCTCCTTTAAAACTGTTGGCTTTCCAAGTGGGTTATCTGAACTATGGTTGTGTAAGAACCAAATTTCATTTTTACCACCAGGACCTCTCTCAGTAATAGTCTTTGTGAAAGCACCTGGCATAACCATATCCCCGTGTAAATCCACATTGCCAAACTTTGAGGCATATCCCATGATGATGCGTTTTTCAACATCAACATTAGTAATTTCCCCTTCCGACTTTATTTTATAATCTCTCATATCTAATACAATATTCGCAAATATAACAAAAATTAATTACTACCAAACTATATAAACATTAAGCCACACCGACAATTAACTAACTCGGCAACAGGGGCACTATTATCACCTGGTGCGTTCATCTGAAACCCACCAACAATAAATTTCTCAGAAATGCTAATAGCAGGATAATCAGCCATAGCACCATGTGATGCTCTTTCTTTTCCATCTAATGTAACTATCCACTTTTTCTTAATCTCTTTCTTTTGCAAATTAGCCCACTCTAAACTTGCAAGATTCATGATTTTAGTCATCTCAGTTCTTGCAATGGTTTGAGCCCTAATAACATTCTTCTGAGTAAGATATAAAGCAAGCAAAGTTATTATTGCACTTGTTGGAATACCTTGGCTAACCTTATCCTCCACAAATCGCTTTATATCGCTTTTTATTGTGCGAATGATGCCAAGTATCACAATGAACTCAGAAACTCTGTTAAACAACAAAAGAATGCTTAATAACCATACGTTATTAAAGTCATCTTCTTCTTCTTTTTTACTCATGCCACTAAGGAACTCATTTTGCTTTTTACCAAACTTTATATAAGCATCCTTAATTATCTCTAACATCCACTTATCACTAAAATGAGATGTAATGTGGAATGTACTCGGGTTTCTACCTTCTAAGCCTTTAATGTAAGCCTTTGTTTCAATGTTTAGCTTAGTTTGAAGGTAAGCATAAAAAGCCCTTTCATTAATATCGTGTCTTCGTGACCATGCTCGGATGTATTGTTCTTCTTTCATCGTTTATCTCTGAAAATGCGTTCAACTTTTTTGCGTTCAATTCTTTTATGCTCAGGCTCGTAAGTTAATACGAACCCAAGCAAGAAAGAAGCTACTGCACAAACAATTGTAATTGTTAGCGTTATATTATCCATAATTAATTCATTTCCTCGTCATCAATAATCGGCGAACCAATTTCAGTAGGGTCAATATTTAAGCTACCAATTGGTACTTGATTTGAACGAATGTACACATTTTGCATTATAGGGTCATTGGTTGGCTCGAAGTCCATGAATACCCTTTTCTCATCTTGTGTAAGAACACCATCAAGTTTTTCAAGAATAGTTGCTGCATCTAAGAAGTTTTGCTTCATCTCAGGATAAGCATCCACATCAAAACGCAAAATGTATTGTGCTGGATTAATATTCATTGTAGGGGCTAACCAAGCAAGCATTTTCTCCAATACTTTTGATTGCAACGGAATAACGCAGTTGATAATCATTCTGCGAATAAAGTGAGCCAAGTTACTCTCGGTCAAGTTATCAGAGTTTAAAAGCACATAAGGATAGTGCCATAAACGGCAAAGTTGCTCGGTAGATAACTTACTCATTTGTCTTAAATCCAAGTCAATGTTACTTGTAGATAGCTTTAAGTAACCCATCTTAGTATTTGAGAAAGCAATACGACCTGTATTAGCAGAGTTATAAACTTTATCATAAACTCGGTCTTGCAAGTCTTGGTATCCTGTACCACTAATATCTTGAACATTAGGGTCATCAGTGTATAACATACCTACTGCACCACGAGTTTCGTAATTCTCAATAGCTACTTCTTCTCCTGCGTTAGCCTTTTGTAGGACACGAGAGCCAGCTTGCAAAGGAGAGAATCCACGAGGGATGCTATTAAAGTTAGTTTCGTTAGGATTAAATGAACGGAACGATAAAAAATACTTAGGGTCAATGTTTTTAACATTTAAAGAAAAAATATTGTACCCAACGATTTGCCTGAAACCATCAGTAACGATTTGGTAGTCATTTGCAGCAATAACATGAAGTCTTGCAATTTTACCCTTTTTAATCGGGTCTTCTTGTGCATAAATACCAACATCCCCTAAAAGTAAGTACCAAGAGAAAATAGATTCAAAAAACTCCTTAGTTGTTTGGTAGTTATTAGGGGCTCTCAATAATTGAAGAATTGGATGTTCTTCCAATTCCTTTAAGTTCTTTTTCTTAATTGTGTTAGCTTCCATGATACTTCTATCATTTGGTCGCATCATTAAGGATTTGTATCGGTCAGCCTTCTTTACATCAACCTTGCTTGCCTGATACAATTCAAGAGGCACTTCAACGGCACGAGAGGCAATGTCGCTAATAATAGCATAAACATCCACATTCTTCTCATATCCATTTTGAATAGCATCACGATAGTCAGCATTGTACAAGGAGTAAGTTTGACCTCCCATAAATATTTGTTGTTGCTTCATACTTTGGCTCGCAACACTAATGGCTTTTTTGCCAAGAAAAAAATCAAATAATCCCATTGTTTAAAAAATTAAAAGTTTCTTTTTAGAATACTTCGTATAAACTGCATATCGAATAGCATCAAGTGCGTGGTTAAA